TGCTTTATTCTCGCGTTGAGAGTAGCAGGAAGAAACATTACGAGCGAGAATGCCCGAATGCGCCGAGCAGGTGCTGATACATACGAGGGTATGTTCCTGTCTGTTCCACGCCCGAAGGAGTGGGGTAAGATACTCTACAACAAGATGAAGAATCAAATGCTAAATGCGTCTGCCGAAGTTCGTCAGACCCTTGTTGATAGCGGCGCAGTAGTGCTGTTTGAGAACAACAACGATGGAACATACACGCGCCTTGCTGATGAAAAGTTCGGCTTCGGTGCAGAATCCGATGTATCATCGCTACCAAAGCACACAATGCAGTTAGATGCTAACACACACTTCTATGTTGTGTGGGATAAGACTAACGCGACCTTCCCAAGTGGAGATGCTAACTTCAAGTATGGCGCACCACGACCACAGGATGAGCGCGAGCGTTCAAGTCTGTTCTTTGGTCGCCCACAGGGAACTGATGGGCAACCACAGGTATTCAATGTAAGCGGTAATGGAAAGGCGGCTGACCGAAAGTTCCCTACCTTCATACCACTAACCATACCAATGAAGACAGGTAAGAATAACCGATGCTACCTCAATGCAGATGTATCAGTTCATACTGTAGATGAAACACTATCGTCTATCTTTAGTGGCTCTCCACTTGATATGCTACCTGCTATCATTGGTGACGAGAATATGCTACCTGACTTGGCGGCTATCGGTCAATACTACGACACACACAACGGCACAGCCGGATGGTGGGATAGAAACTGCGCTACTGTAGTTGAAGTAATCCACATTGACCCACGCGAAAAGGGCGGTTCAATCCTTGTCTGTGGCGACACCGCTATAGAGTCAATGGCTGGAACCATAGATGTATATTGCGATGATGTTCCTTCATTCGGTGTTGGAACCAAACTACTAATCTTGGGTCAAGCATGGCGAAGTCGTGAGGGCGAAGACCGCCTGAGCGTCAATGGCTGGTGGGCCTTCGATGAGATAGCCGCGCTGGTTGAGCCTGACTTTGGTGATAGCAGCGACGGGTGGGAAGCGTGAGTAGGGCTTGGAAGGCTTTAGGCGACTTCATCATTCTTGCGAAAGATGAAGTTAAAAGTAACTCAGGACTTATCCTCGACTCTCATTACATTGTAGCGAGTGTCGGCGGGTTTGTTCCTGTAGATATTGAGTGCGGCGAAGTTGTTGTCCTAAGTGACGACGCAGAACTGACCCACATAGAGCCTTCCAACCCGAACTCACCTTGCGCTGTTCATTACAGTAAGATATGTGCTACATCTCTTGGTGATGACGAGCCGGACTACATTGAAATGCACGAAGAACCACTTAGTATTATGGAAGTAGAAATATGAATACATTACTAACAGGAGCGGAGGCCCGCTCAAAATTACTCGTAGGCGTAAATAAGGTAGCGAATGCCGTGAAGGGAACCTTCGGGCCGCAAGCCCGAACAGTAATCATTCAGAATCCTATGGGTATGCCCGTCATTCTCAATGACGGTGTGACTATCGCACGCGCTGTGCATGATAACGACCCGTATGTGCAGATGGGAATAGACCTTCTAAAAGAAGTCGCTTCCGAAGCACAGGAGAAGTCCGGCGACGGAACAACGAGCGCAACTCTCATAGCACAGACGCTATGTAATGGTTCGCTTTCTTTGATGGAGGAGGGGGTATCGCCTCTCCGTATTAGGGATATGTTCAAGGATTTGTTAGAAAAAACAGAAACTTATCTTCATAATACAGTAATAGAGGACTTTGACCTAACGGCTGTTGCTACAATAGCGGCTAACAATGATAGAGAACTCGGTGATATGATAGCAGGTGTAGTGAAGAATGCTGGTAAGGATGGCGGCATCACTATTGAGAAGTCGCTAACAGGTGAAACCTATGTGCGCGACTCAAACGGTATTGAAATAAATGCTGGTTATACTCACGCTCTTATGGCTAACTCGCCACGCGGCAAGTGTGAGTTTGATAACGCATTAGTTCTCACTACTACTGAAAAGATATCCACCTTCAATGCTTTAGTTCCTGTGCTTGAAATAGCAGTAAAGGAGAATAAACCATTGGTTATATTCTGTTCAGATTTCAACGCTATAATGTTGCAGAATCTTTTGGTAAATATAGTGCAGGGTAAAGTGTCTGTCTGTATGGTAAAGCCTTCGGGAATGCCTCAACAACAACAGGCATGGCTTGAAGATATTTCAGCCGCCGTTGGCTCAAAATTATTCAAGGTATCTCTCAATGAGAGTATGGTAAATGTAAGTAATGATGATTTGGGTTCTTGTGAGAAGTTTATATCAAGTCAGACTACTACCACTCTTACGCTAAAAGAAAACGCGAACATATACCACTTAGAGCATCTAAAAGATATGGCTAACAACGAAACTAATGATTGGTTGAAGGAACAGTATCATAATCGCTACTCACGACTAACAACAGGTATCTCCACCATTTATGTTGGAGGTGCTTCCGAAGTAGAGCAGGTAGAAAGGAAGGAGCGGGTAGATGACGCAGTAAATGCGTGCAAACTCGCTCTTGACTCCGGTGTAGTCATCGGCGGTGGCGCAGAACTTTTCCGCGCCGCAGAATACCTACAGGACATTACTCCTGAGAATGAGGATAACATAATCAGCGACTTATTCTACAAAGGTCTTACTACTCCACTTGAAACTATCGTAGAAAATGCTGGTAAAAGTATTCAGTTTAAGTATGGAGATATTGGCGACTTAGATGAAGATGACTTCTTTAACACAGGGTATGTCTGTGGTAAGACAGGCGAATACCGATGCGCTCTTGAAGATGGCGTGCTTGACCCTATGCAGGTTGTCTTGAACAGTCTTGAAAGCGCGGTGTCTATCGCTGCGTTGGTTTTGATGACCGATGCCGCAATCATAGCACCTGAGCAATAGTTTATATGTGTAATAGAAAGAGGGAATAATATGAGTTGGGGAACGCAAGCACCTGAACAGAAGGCCAAGCCTAAGACCGTAGAACCTAAGATGCAATTTGATGAAGCATACTATAGGAACTTATTTGAGAACAACCGCACGAACACTATCACGCATAGATGTGCGCTCGTAGGACATGAGAACACCCTCAAGACAGGGCTTGCTCTTTCGTTCCTTGAGCCTGAAATTAGTGCTGGTAAGAAGGTGTTTGTTTTTGATATAGACAACTCCGCGAAGCCAACCATAGACCACATCTACCCTAACAATGAGAATGTTGTTGTTCTTCCACTACAAGATGAAACAGATGACTCCATCTTTGATGAGGATAACAATGTAGATTACAAAGCACTTCTTGATAAGACCGCATACTATGTGAATATCCTTGCTGAGAAGGTCAAGGCTGACCCCGACTCCGTTGGTGGTGTAATCTTTGATGGCGGCTCTACTTTCCTAAAGTGGTGCGAACACGCTATGCGTGCTTCACTACTTGCGCGGGGAGTCATTGAGGAAGAAAGCGATACTTTCAATCAGAAGGAATGGCGCGAGCGTAACAGGCTTTATCGTAATATCCTAACACGACTACACAGCCTCAATGTTCCCAAAGTGTATTTCATCTTCCACCTAAAGCCCGTATCACAGTATATGGATGACGGAACAGGTAAGAAGATTCTTATGACTGTCGGCCATAGGCCGGAGTGGGATAAGGGAACTATGAGAAAGTTCTCTCAACAGATATTCCTATCTCGACACATGAAAAAGGCTGACTTAGCCGCAGGTGTCGAAGGCGACAGAAACCTCAAGGATGACGAATGGGTTGTTCGTGGTAAGGTAGAGGAGATGAAGGGCGACCACATTGAAAAGGTTGGTTCAACCTATGATATTGCCCGCATTTCAAAGGGTAAGTTCGACTTCATCGGCCTTGAGTGGATGAAGGAGTAATACTCATGTCTATTGTTGTTGAAACTGAATCCCTCAAGTGGCTACTTTCGTTAATGCAACGGAAGCAGACTATTGACGGTAAAAGTATTACACAGGTTCATTCCCTGTCTTTGAAGACAGAAGGAAGCAGACTTGTTGGTTGCACGCGAGTAAAGGATGGCGTGACCTCCCTTATGCGACTCTCTATACCCTGTAGCGGCGAAGGGGAGTTCGTGCTTACAGATATTGAGGCTGCTCTTGGAGTTCTCAAGTATCACGGAGGCGCACTACGCCTCACACCAAGCGAAGATAAGGTTAAGTTCAAGTCAAGTGGTAAGCAGACAACGCTTGCCGCGAATAAGGAGGCGAGAGCATTTCCTCACACACCCGAAACTATAGCAATTTGGACTGAAAAGTCACATAGTCTTGCGGAAAAAATAGATGCAGATAATATGCAGTATAACACCAACGACGGACAATGTTTAGATGTGGTCGTGTGTCTTTCAGATATTAGCACCACCACTCTTTACGAAGCATTCCGGTGTGACTCTATGAATGGGCAAAAGTTCAACAAATACACTATGGAGTATACAGGTGGAGAACTAACCATCACAGTAGGTGATGAATTGAAGGGTAAAACTACTACTCAGATGAACAACATTGTTCATTCCTATGTGGATTTACCCGAACACGATGCACCGGACATAAAGGCGACCTACAATGGTGGTCTTGAATATATTTTCCATCATCTTAACAACGATGTTAATATCGGTGTGTGGGATTTTACCCATGTAGGTATGGGCTATCCTATGCTTATCACTCTTGGTGACGGTGACTTCATTTTCCAAGCATCAAACGAGGCATAACTATGGGTATGACTCTCTATAATTTGGGTTTGGTAAGACGGTTAAGTAGCCATGATGACCCATTAGGTAAGCACCTATTCCATATATGTGCAGATATGCCCGCCTTCGGGCCTTTTGTAATCACTTGGAAGGATGAGGAAGGAATAAACTATGTTGCATCAGTAAATGTGCGAATGGAATTAGATGAGGCTTACAATAATATATTGAACATTACTCAAGACCATTTGAAAGCGGAAAAGTTAATAAGCGAAAAGATGGGAACAGAAGATGAGAGCGAGGAATGGGTATGAGTGATTGGTGGATAGAACTACAGACTGATAGTGGGGAAACTCACATTGACCGACGAGAGATATGTGCCGTCACCTTAGAAAATGATAGCCTAACCTACTCCATACACATGAAATCGGGAACAATCTTTACCACACAGGATAAAATTAGTATATCGCGCATCCTCTATGTAGAAAGAAAATATCCGGTGATGAAGTGAGTGTAGAGTCGCCCTTTATGTCTTGCCTCAACTGTGGCGCAAAGTTCTCCTTTGTGTTTGTTGATAGCATATCAGAAGGCGACATATACGAGTGCGAGTTTTGTAATAACATAAAACTAAAGAGATATCCTCAAGAAGAAACAGAAGTGATGGAGTATGATAATTGAACGCTCAAGAGGTAGAGATGTTATCATACGAGGTCGTGATGCTTCCGGTGAAAGATATGAAAAAACTATCAAGGGCCATTGGCCCTATTGCTTCGTGAGAAGTGAGGATGCTCAGTATGTCGCTGAGGCGGTCAGAACTGAGGAAGGATTCACCGGACTATACGGTGAAGAACTCACTAAGATAATTTGCGCCACCGACTATGATGTAAAACAGGTAGGTAAGAGGGAGCAGACATGGGAAGGTAATCTTTCCTATCCTAACCAAGTTCTTGCCGACCACATCAATGAGGGTAACGAACCAATAGAGAACTACAAACACCGAACATGGTATCTCGATGCTGAATGGTCGCCAGCCACAGGAAAACTCCGGTGTATCGTGGTCTATGATAACTTCAAGGAAAAAGAATATGTGTGGTTTATCGAACATGGTTTAGGTAATATCTTAGGGGAAACACCGAAGGATGGTGTGCCTACACCATACAGTAAATATGGCGACTACGAATATGAAACCCCCGCTATGGCCTTTCCTAATGAACGGTCTATGCTAATCCACTTTCTAAGACACATGAAGGCGTGCGACCCCGATATCATCACAGGGTGGTTCGTGGTCGGTGCTGATATCAAGACAATAATGGAAAGATGTCGCGCCAATGGTTTGTCTGAACTATCTCTTTCACCAATGAGGAAAGTTAGATATGAGTTCAAGGATTGGGCACAGCCCATAGTTGGTCGCAACTGTATAGACTTGATGGTTGCAGTATCGAAGTTGTGGGAATTGAAGAATGGAAAATTACCCTCATACAAACTCGATGATGTAGCCTTTGAAATCTTAGGGGAAAAGAAAGTCGAACTTGAAGATGGGCACGACACATGGTTCAGCGATACTCCACTATACCTACACTACTGCCGACAAGATGTGCGGCTGCTGCCCAAGTTAGATGAAGCAGTCAATGCTCTCGACTACTACACATCGCTACAACACATCGTTCAATGCGATATTCGTTCAACTCCTTTCATCACTAAAATGTTCTCACAATTAGTCCTCACAGACCCTGACTTCGACAGGAGGCTACCCTCCAAACCACAGTTCGATAAGGTAGATTATGAGGGTGCTGAAATCTTAGAGGTAGAGCCAGCCGTGTATGAGAATGTCGGTATCTTAGATATTCGCGCCATGTATCACAGTAATGCCGGTAAATATAACATTTCATGGGAAACCCTTGATGAGAACGGGCATGACTGTGGTAATGGAACTAAGTTCTCCCAAGATAACAAGGGTCTTCTTGTAAGACAGATGGAAAAGATGACCGAACTACGAAATATATTCAAGGTGAAAATGTTTGTTAGTGATGGTGCGGAGAGAAGGAAGTGGGATGGTATGCAATTTGCCGCTAAGACGCTTGTTGCTTCAATGTATGGAGTGGCTGGTGATGCTAAGTATGGTCTGTATCACCCTGATATAGCCGCAGCCATCACCTACACTTCTCGACACACATTGGGTGAGTTAATGGTGGAAGCACAGCGCGTCGGCTTCAATGTAATTTACGGTCATACTGACTCAGTATTCTGTGAGATACCTACGCCCGAAGCGGGGCTGGAACTTCTACCCGAAATCAATGAGCGAATGTCGCCAATCGTAGTAGAGTTTGAGAAGTGGTGTCCTCGACTAATCATGGTGGCGAAGAACCGCTATACAGGAATGGTTACTTGGACTGATGGAGGATATCAAGAGCCTCAAATGTATGTGAAGGGTATCGAGATGAAACAATCAAGAATGCCTCCGGTGATGAAAGAGGCTATGAACAACACCATTTCAGGCATACTAAACGGCG